CCCCCCGCCCCCCGGAAGTAGGTAGTGGTTATTATTAGTAGGGGATCTTTTTATATAATAAAAAGATAGACAAGTATCCAGTAGGCGACTAGGTGGGGGTGACGTCATCACTATTTACTCAAGTGTTTACATTTTACTTATATTTAATCAGTTACGTTTAACATGTCGTCGGTAAACGACGAATTTTATAGTGTTGAAGAGGAGAATAACGAGAGAAAACGTATTAAATTAGGTGCTTCAGGTACTAGCAATAAAGGTATCACGTGGTTCGGTAGTAGCTTCGTGGGTCCAGGTAATTTGTTGTGTGACAGTGAAGGTCATTTTAATGCTAAGGCGTTACCTACTAGTGATATAGATAAGGTTGCATTTCAACACGATGCCGATTATTTTAATGCTACGGATGTTAGCAAGGATAACATATGGGAATTAGACAAAAAAGCGATACGGGGAGCGCTGCAAGTCAGCGACCCATATTATGGCAACATTGCAACAGCTCTCGGATTGATCGCAAAGCGTGGTGTCGATTTAGCCGATCAGTTCTTGACAGGCAGCGAGACAGCAATATACCCGAACAAACCTAACACTAGCGGAACATATTTTGACACAACACCGTATTTAGCGGCAGCAGACAGTAGCCGTAAGTATGCGAGAATTTCGTTATTTAGGTCCTCCTCCACCGGAGCGGCCCAATTGGCAAAATCTAAATTCATCGCAGCAGCGTTATTCGCTAGAACAATACAATAAGGCTTTAGCACGTCGTTCATTACCACCGTATGTTTTAGGTGGCGTGGAGGAGGATCCTGATTTGGATTGGGACTACGACGGTAACGGCAATCCTAACAGCGGTGAAGCGAGTGGCGACCACGTGGCAAACACCTCAGCCCCGGACAACAGCACTAGCAACGGCAACGGGGGAAGCGCATCTGGATCCATGGCAAGCTCTAGCGGATCGGGTAGCAAACGACCTGCCGATAGCTCCGGTTCTGAACCCGCTCCTAAACGTGCGGGTGGCACCTCGCTTCCTGGGACGGCTGCTGCGAACGATGGGGACCCAGATACTGGCAATCCTAGCTCTGAAAACGCTGTTATACCTAGGCCAATCGGTCACACGGGAGGATATACTATGGTTTACCGAAAAGTACATACTTTCATCAGTTACGGATGTGGTTGGAAAGTGTTGCGATATCTTAACACTGATAACGCCTATCTTGGGACAACGAGTTTAATGAGTGTGCCCGTGGACCAACCTTGGTTCTATATGTCGCCGTCCGAGTTTAAATTTTTACCCAGAGGTGCTATATGCACTGAAGTCAAATGCAAGGGTGTCATGCGTAATCCTCGCACAGCTTTTGAAACCAATAGCTCTACGAGCTCCCTGGCCACATTAAATCAGAACAAATTTATGGTAAAAGCGGACGCTTTGAATTTAAAAACAAGGGGATTTAACCGAAAACTCACATTTGGTAATTCATCGGAGCCCATGGATCCAACGAATACCGAGAACGATCAGTCGTCTATGAAAGAATTCGTTCGCAAATTGTACGGTCAAGATCTAGATGGTACATTCTCTGCTAAAGAGGGATATGAACTGCCTGCGTCCTACATGAACTTACCGTTGATGTATAACAGTTATTTTTGTAATTTTGTAAATAGAAATCATAATTCTGGAAAACTTGGATGGGAACGATTTAATGAACACATCACCAAGGTTGACGCTTCGTTTACTGTCGGCACCACTGTACTTAATTATTCGTACAAGCCTCATGTCGGTATACTCACTCTACCACACGATCCAATATTCGATGCATGTGTCAGCGTACAGGAGCCTAATTCCAGTAAATTTGCTATGTTACGCAATGCTGGTAACGAACCAGAGTGTCAAGATTTTATAAACGCTGCCAGTGGCTTATTCGAAAGGAGATCGGATCAAAAATTGACATTTGTGGGTGAAAACGGTTGGAAACGCATATTTGGCAATGATAGATATTGTACTAACATAGACGTAGGCCAATATTTTCGTATGTTCGATAAACATGAATATTCTAATAAAGTACAACCTAGTGTACATGTAGGAATATATCCAGTGCATAAGTTAACTACTGCCACTAATAGTATAGTCCCTGTAAATTTTACTGATGTAGAATGCACATGGGATTTCGAAACTGAGATGACAGTTAGTTTTGGATGTCCGCAAAGCAGAACAGCGTTTGACAGGCTTCACGTGGAATACGAAAAGACATGGTTGCTGGCTGACGACAATTACAATCAAAATCTATACAATCGTGCAGATTTATCTATTGTTCACGGATTGTACGTGGCTCCTGAAAAAGTAGCTGACAATCAAAACGCCGCTGCACACTCTTCGGGACTAACTAAAGAAATGGGCAAAGCTTCCACTACAAAGAACATTGATTCATTTACTACTCCAGTCGACGCAACTGTCACTACACCTGTACCTACGTCTGTTCGGGTAAATATGGGACGACGACCCCATGGAGGTTGAAGCGTCAAACATCCATGAGGGTTCGAGTCAAAGCACCTATTAAAATACCCAATTATGTTTACAGAGAAAGTGATCGTGCGTCAAAAGAAACCCTAATTAATTTGCATCGATATACCACTACTCCACCCACAACCGAAGAAATCATGAACACTTCTTGGGGCGACTACAATAATCCGAATTGGTGGCCAGAGGAACGATTGTTCAAGTCATATTCTACATATTTAGCTTTTTGCCGTGATTTAACATTGTGGCGAAGGTCAATGAATATACCCATTGTCAATGAACCTGTAGATTTTTTACGTAAATAAAAATCAATATATATATATATTAATCAATCATATTGTTATCATTTATTACACCATAATCTTTAAGTAATTCATAAAACATAAGCGGATGCAGTTTTTTATCGTAGTCCTTCAAGAAGCCAGCTGACATCCATTCGTAACTCCGCAATCTATCGTTAAAAGCTGGGTGACTAATAATATTCAAGTGGTTATTTGTTAATATAATAATGGGTACCCTTTGCACACTAACGTCGTTTGCATATTTTACATGTATTCTTGTTGTATCTCCCCCCAAAAGTTCTTTTATTTTTTCTATATGGTATTGTTCATAGTTTGGTTCGTTCCATAGAACTAATCGTTTACCCGCTCCGTCTGCCCACGAAAAATTATTGTTTTTATTGGCTGTACCGAACATACCATATGAAAGCAAATACGATGCAACGGCATCGAAAAAAAAGTTCTTACCTGCCGAAGGGGGACTTTTTATACATATACTATTTAATTTCGGAACTCTTTTGTCTATGACATTATATAGTGTTGTTAAAAATTCAATTACTACTTCAGGGTCATCGCCAAATTGATAGTTGAGTAATTCTTTTGCTATTGTTAAACTCTCCGAAATACTGTAATACATATTGCAAATATCTGAACCGTACGCGTTGAAATATGGAAAAACTGTAGAGTCATTATAATATTTATTGAAATCATGAATAGACCATCTGCGTAAAGTCGCCGCCCAATTACGTAACGGTATCGTTACTTTAAAATCTTTCATGTCTATCCAGTTTATATTTGTATTAGCGTAAAATTCGGGAATGTTATAGAAAGCTTCCGGGGGGCAACAAGGATACCTATATATAAGTTCTTCGATAGATTGCGGTTTACTAACATCTATTTCCCTAATCATTCGGAATCGCTGCTTCCGTCGCGACTTCTTTTGCCGCGGGCCCTCTTGGCTGCCTTCTTCTTCTTCTTGAAAAACATTTGTGGATCCGTTATCTTGTACTCCATCTTGGTCATCCTGCGAAACACTTCCTGTTGTATGGTTTTGGCCATTTTCACGTATGGACTGTTCAGATTGAAGCTCCCCCGAGCCCTGCAGAAGGCATGTTTCCACCAATCGTTCGGGTCGACATTCTGTATTTGATCCTTCCTGTTTGTAAATTTTAATACATTCGATTAATATATGATTTATAGTGCCCTCGTTCATGAACGGATAGTCTCGTAGTAGTTCGCATTTAGATATATTAGGAATATGTTGAAAACCACAACCAGCACATTCGACAGTCCACGGGTCCAACGGACAGGACATCACGTTCACAAACCATGTGATGCAATTATGCCAACGATATTGCGGTAAAAAATTTTCCAAACACGTGAAATCACCGAAATGTCGTTTAACGAGCAACTCTAATTTATCAAGCGCTAAGTGAAATTCTTTAGGATTACGCCAATAATTTTTTGGCATCACGCTATTAACGTAACTCCTGCCAGGCATACCAGTTTTAATATATGAAACGCATCTATTCGCTTCTATACCCGTCAACCAATCCAAGTATATAAAAAAATTACGCAATACTAACTGATATATGTGAATATCTACTACGTAATCCTCCATCAAAGTACTGGCCGCCCACTTCTTTGACATTCCTGGGCGATGAACATAAGTATTGAAAGATACGGGACCAGTCTCTTTCTGATAGTTGGATGACTCTAACATTCTTTCGAATGCGTCGTCGTCTACATAGTTGGAAAGCAGCGGCGTTGAGTAAGAAACTACATCTACAGCTGCCCGTGGCGTAGTTACAGGTGTGTACGACGTGGACGTGGTCGCCGTGTTCGCTGACGACGTACATGCATTTTGGCATTCGCTCTGCGATACTCCGGCGTAGGTCCTCAACAATTCCATTAATTGACCAATTTCCTCCGGGTACAAGGATGTCAGAAACATATCTGACATTGCCTCCCCATACCGCGGTAGACATGCACCTTGCCATTTCGCTAAAGGTATCGGCATTTTCTCCTCCATCCATCGTAGTAAAGCCTGATATTCGGATTCCCGCGTTGGATTGGAAATCCAGTAGGTCGCATTTCTCAGTCGGTATCGCCAGCGATCGCTGCTCGTCGCCTCTGACCACATATGGTCGGGTAATAGCAACGCGATCAGAGGAATAATGCATGTTACCCGTTAGTTCCGTTGCCTTGCACTCCAACACTTTGCACAGCGTCTTCAGTGTCAGTGCCATTGTCCGCTGAAATGGCTGTCCCATATTCTTTGCGCGCTGTCGATTTGAGTTCGAACATCGGGGTCGATCCATTCACGCCAGTCTGTTGGTGGTCCGTTTGAATCGTCCCGCTGTAGGATACCGTTGGCCACATGGTATTTCCTCCTCGTCGTTGAATTGTTGTTGGTTCACTTCTTGCGAGTTTGACATTTTGATGAGTACTGATATTGTTGTAGGTTCCACACTTCATTATATATTCCGAGTCAAGTACCACTTGTGTTTATCTTATCTGACGTACTTGTAAATAATCAATCACGCCACTTTTCAAGTGTCAACACAACACTTGACGCCGAATAACAAAACACTTGAGTAAATAGTGATGACGTCACCCCCACCTAGTCGCCTACTGGATACCTGCTATCTTTTTATTATATAAAAAGATCCCCTACTAATAATAACCACTACCTACTTCCGGGGGGCGGGGGGC